GACCTGGCGGCAAACGCGCTTTACACGCGACCCGACCCGGAAAGGCTGGTGGAGACGCTGACGGCGCACCGGGCGCTGGTGGCGGGGCTTTCGGTTTCGGAAGAAATCAAGGGCAAGCTGAACGCCGAGAATGTGGATCGGTTCGGCAGCAGCTATGTGCAGGGGCTTGCCGAGCGCGACCCTTATGAGGCGCGGCGGCAGATCGACGGCGGGGCCTTGAACGCCGTCTTGAACCCGGAGGATATGGCGCGGCTGCGCAACCGGGTGGACACGGAAATCCGCGGCCGGGAAGCGCAGGCGCGGATGGAGGAAAATCAGCGCCGGGCGGAAGCTCGGGCAGCGCAGGCGGAAGCGCGGCGGGCACAGGCGGAGGCGCGAGCTGCCTTCCTCAATGTGGCGCGGGACTTGCAGGACGGGCTGGCGGCGGGCGTCAACTATTCGCCGGCGGAGATTGCGGCGGTGAGTGGGCAGGCGGCGCGGCTGCCGGGCGGGCAGGCGCTGGCGCGCAATATCGCAACGCTGGGCGAGAAGAATGCGACCCTGACGGAGCTGCGCGGGGCGCGGCCGGTGGAAGTGCAGACGGCGATCAACGGGCTGACGGCCGAGCTTGCCAAGGGTGGGGCCAATGCGCCGGTCATCAAGGCGAGGCTGGATGCGGCGCTGGCCTTCAAGGCGAAGCAGGATAGCGAGCTGCGGACTGACCCGCTTTCCTATGCGACGACGCAGGGCGTGGTGGCGCTGGCGCCAATCGACTTTGCCGATCCGGCTAGCCTGGCGCGGCGGGGCAAGGATGCCTGGGCGGTGAAGGCGCGCTATGGCGGGCCTTTGACGGTGCTGACCGACGAGGAGGCGGCGGACTTTGGCGCGCGGCTTTCGAGCGCCGACCCGAACCAAAAGATGCAGGCCTTGCGCCAGCTGCGCGCGATGGGATCGACCGGGGCGGCGGCCGCCATGCGGCAGATTGCGCCGCAGAAGCCGGTGGAAGCGCGCGCGGGCGTGCTGCTGGGGACTGCCGGGGGCGTGCCGGTGGCGCGGACGATTTTGGACGGGCAGGCGCTGCTGAAAGACAATCCCAAGCTGGTGCCGGAAACCAATGCGCGGCGGGTGGCGGCGACCGACATGGGCGCGGCCTTCAAATTCTTTCCTGACCTTGCCATGCAGATACCGGACACGGCGCGGGCCTATTATGCCGGGTGGAAACAGCGCGAGGGCGAGGAGGGCTTTGATGCCCTGAATTTCCGGCAATCGCTGAACGCAGCCGCCGGGGGCGTGCGCGGCAATGACGGGGTGATGCGCGGCGGGCTGGGCAAGCGATCCGGCCATGTGGTGCTGCTGCCGGACGGCAAGAGCGAAACGGAGTTCAACACGGCGCTGGAGGGATTGAGCGCAGCGGCGACGCCGGCGGCGCTCAAGCCGGTGTGGGCGGATGGCAGCGAAGTGAGCGATGCGCAGCTGCGCAGCGCGCGGCCGTTTGCGGTGGGGCCTGGACGCTATTTTCTGGCGACCGATGCGATGGGAAATAATCTCATTATGCGGCGGAATGGCCAGCCTTTCGAGGTGCTGGTGAAATGAGTTCACGGGCTGGATATGTGCCCGATTTGACGGGGCCTCGGACGCCGGCGGCGAAGCCGCGCCAGTGGGGCGGGCTGGTGGATTTCAGCGCCGGGATCGAGCCGGGCTTTGACCAAGGGCTGGCGGGGCCGAACGCTGGCAGCAACCAAGTGCGCTATGAGGCGCAAGTGTGGGAAGAAATCACGCGCGGGCTGAATGCGCGCGGCCGGCGGCGCGAGACGCAGGTGGATTTCCTGGGCGTGCCGCTGGCACGGCATAGCCGGCCTTTCCGCACGCCGGACAGTGGGCGCGGCGGCGGCACGAGCCTCGACATGGTGAACGCGGCGGCGGATGCGGATGCCGAGCAACAGGCGATCCTTGCGGCGCTGGCAGCCGAACAGGCGCGCGACCCGGCTTTCTTCAAGGGGATCAACGGGCCGGACGGGATAGCGGCCGAAGTGGCGCGGCGGCGGCGGGACGCGGTGGCGCGGGCGCAAGCTGCCACTCCTGATAGTGTGGCGGGCATGGCGGGGGCCTTTGTGGGCCAGATGGGGGCGGCCTTCACCGATCCGATCACGCTCATCACGCTCCCGCTGGGGGCCGGCCGGGCGACTGCGCAGACGGTGCTGGGGCGGATTTTGCAGACGGCGGGAACGGAAGCGCTGGTGCAAGGCGCGGTGACGGCTGCGACGACGCCGCTGATCGCGCTGGATGCTGCCGGCGCGGGCTTCGATTATGGGATCGAGGAGGCGTTGACCGATGTGGCCGTGGGAGCGGCGGCGGGCGGGGCTTTCGGTGCCGTGTTTGAAGGGGGCAGCGAAGCGATGGCGCGGGCCTTTGCGCGGGTGCGCAAGGATGCCGAGATCGTGAAGGCGGCCGAGGATGAGATTGCGGCGGCTTCGCCCTTCGAGCGGACGCCGCAGGGCGATGCGGAGCATTTGGCGCGGCTTGACGCGGTGGCGCAGGCGATTGCGAATGATGAGCCGGTGCCGGACTTTGGGGCGCCGGTGACGCCGCTAAGGCCGGAAGGGCCTGCAACGCCATTGGGAACGGCGGCGGCGGGGATTGATGACGGGGCGGGCGAGATTGCGCGGCTTGAGGCGGAAGCGCTGGCGGAGCTGCGGGGCCTTGTGCCGGAAGCTCCTGCGGCGCCCGCTGCGCCTCCTGTGGCGCCTGCGGCGCCTGTGGTGCCTGCTGCGGCTGCATTCGACCCTGTGGGCTATCTGGACGCCGCGCGGGCCTATGTGGCGGGGAAAGGCTCTTTGAAGCCGGAAGCGATGGGGAAGGCGCTGGGCGTGTCGCCGGTGGAGGCGGGGCGCGTGCTGGGGGCTTTGGCATCGACCAAGAATAGCGGCTTGTTCATGAGCAAGCGCAGCAATGTGATTCGCCGGCTGCCGAAGCTGACGGGGCCGGAAGATGTGATTGGCTTTCTGGCGCGGCGCGGCGGCTTGCGCGATGACGAGGGCCATAGCCTGCGCAATGTGGGCGGGCTTGACGGCATCCTGGTGGGCGGTGCCGGGCCGGTAATCCGCAAAGACGGCGGCATGGGGCTGGACGAGGCCGGGGAGCTGCTGAAAGAGGCTGGCTATTTCGGGCGGCGCGAAGCGATTGGCGATGCCAGCGCGCCGGAAACCGTCACCGTGGCCGATGTGATCGACCTGCTGGAGCGGGCTTCGCGCCAGTGGAACGACAAGACGCGGCGCGTCTATCTGGATGAGGACAAGGCCGATGTGCTGGCCGGGGCGCGCGAGCAAGCGGGCGCGGCCGAGCTTACCGATCGGATGGATTTTGCGCGGCAGGATTTCGCGGCCGCCGGCATTACCGATTTGACCGATGCGGAGCTGGAGGCGGCGGCAAAGCTGCGCATGGAGATTGGCGAGGATGCCGACCTGGTGGAAGCCTTTGTGATGAGCGAGGCATGGGACGCGCGCGCGGCGGTGTCGGCGGCGAACCGGGCGGATGATGATTTTGACTTGGCATGGCTGGACAACAGCGATGATGCTATGGAGGCACCCGATGGACGCGATGACGCAGAACCGGATGAATTTGGCGACGGCGCTGGAGAAGGGGGCGGCAGACCCGACCCTGCCGGAAGCGCTGCGGACGCGGGCGGCGACACAGGCGGCGCGGGTGCGCGCGCTGATGGCGGCGAAGGCGAGCAAAACACAGGGATAAGCCCGGCAACGCCGGAGGAGGCGGCGGCGCGGGTTGCGGCTTCGCTGGATGACCTGAAAGGCTTTGATGGGGCGGATGCGCCAGGGGCGGTGAGCCAGACGGGGCAGTTGATGCACGACTTGCTGCCGAAGGCGGAGGGGCCTGCGGCAAAAGCTGATGCAGCGCCTGCCTTGCTCGACACGCCGGAGGCTGTTGACCCGGCGATTGCGGCGCGGAACCGGCAGAGTGCGCAGCTTGGGGCGGATAGCCCGCTGCGGCCGGGGGATCGTGCGGAACAGGATGATGTGGATGGGCTGCCGATGTTTGATGCGGCGCGGTCGCCGGACATGTTTGGTGGGGCGGGTGCGCCTGATAGCCCGGAGGCGGCGGCATTTGCGGCGGCCTATGAGGCTGAGCGTGACGCTGGCCGGACGGCCTATTTCCGGGGGGTGAAGCGCTGGGACAAGCCGGAGGGCGCAAGCTCGGCTTGGGAGGCAGGATGGGAAATCGGGGCGCGGATCGGGCTGCACGAGCCCAAGCGTGCTGCGGTGTTGCGGGCGGCGGCGCTGGCCGACGCGAACGCGGGGCTTGCTGACACGGTGGCGAAGCTGGACGCTGACACGGCGGCCATCGAAGCTGTGAAGGGGTGCTTGCTGTGAGCCTGCGCAACTGCTTTCCTGACTTGCTCGCCAAGGGGCAGATCACGGCGGAGCAATCCGATGAAATGCTGCGCAACTTCGAGGATTTGCGCCGGCAGAGGGCCGGGCAATATGGCGAGAGCGCGGCCGACGCGATGGCGGGCGAGGCGGTGCTGAAAGCGCTGGCGCACGAGAAGGCCTTGCAGAAGCGGCAGGCGCTGTTGCAGGCGGCGGCGCAGGGGAAGATTTCGATGTTTGTGCGGGCGGCGGCGGAAGCGGGCCGCGACCCGGTGCGGGCGGCAAAGGGCGTGTTGGGCTATATCCCCGGAGTGAATGGCTTTCAAAGTGTGGAAGCCACCTTTGATGCAATCTGGAGGCTGGCGACCGGCAACAATGCGGTGCTGTTCGAGAAATATGGGGCTTCCCTGTTTCGTGGGCAGATCACCACCGGCAAGGCGCCGGCCGACCTGGTGCGGGCGCTTTTTGGCGAAGCGGTGGATGATCCGGCGATTGCCGGCATGGCAAAGGCGCTGGCCGAGACTTTCGAGTATCTACGGCTGCGCTTCAACGCCGCCGGCGGCACCATCGGCCGCCTTGAAAATTGGGGGCTGCCGCAAGCGCACGACTGGCTGAAGGTGCGCGATGCGGGATATGACGCCTGGCGGCAGTTCATCCTGCCGAAGCTCGACACCGGGCAGATGATTGACGGATTGACCGGGCAGCCGTTTGCGCCGGAGCGGCTTGAGCTGGCCTTGCGCGATGTGTGGGAGAGCATCCGCACCGGCGGGTGGAACGACCGCGAGGCCGGCATGCAGGGGCTTGGCAAGCTGGCGAACCGGCGGGGCGATCCGCGGTTCCTCAAATTCGCCAGTTCTGACGCCTGGATGGAGTATCAGGCGCGGTTCGGCAATGACGATGTTTGGGGCACCATCACCGGGCATTTGCACGGCATGGCGCGCGATATCGCGGCAATGGAAGTGCTGGGGCCGAACCCGCAACAGACGGTGCAATGGCTGCAAGGGACGCTGGAAAAGGATCTTGCGACCGGGCAGGTTGCGGGCAAGGACTTCGACCGGCTGGCGAGCAAGGTGGGGCAAGGTGCGGCGGAAATCGGCCGCATGTGGGACGCCTATACCGGCACGGCGAACGCGGTGGCGGGGCAGCGGCTTGCGGACTTCGGCAGCGGCACGCGCGCCTTTCTGACGGCCGCGCACCTGGGCGGGGCGACGATATCGGCCATCACCGATCCGCTGATCCAGCTTTTCAACCGGGCCTATAACGGGCTGCCGATGATGGAGGTATTTTCGCAGTCGCTGGGCTTTCTGAACCCGGCCAATGCCGATGACCGGATTTTTGCCGCGCAGCTCGGGGCGGGCATGGATGACGCTATTGGGCATAGCATCGCGCTGCTGCGCTATACCGGCGAGGCGACCGTGAACGGCCGGATGCAATGGGCGGCGGCGGCGGTGTTGCGCGTTTCGGGCCTGAATTTCTGGACAGAAGCGCAGAAGCGGGCAAGCGCCTGGGGCTGGAGCGGGCATTTGGCGCGGGAGCGCGGCAAGGGCTTTGCCGAGCTTTCGGAAGCGATGCAAGCGAGCTTTCAGCGGCATGGGATATCGCCCGACGAGTGGGACGCGATACGCTCCACCGAGCCGGTGATGCGGGGCGGTGCGCCATTTTTGAAGCCTGGCGATATTTATGCGAACCCGGCGATCGGCGGGACGCAGGCGGACGCGCTGGTGACGAAGCTCTTGGGCATGATCGTGAGCGAAGAGAAGAATTCGGTTATTCAGGCGAGCCTGCGCAGCCGGGCGGTGGCGAGCGCGGGCGGCAAGCGCGGGACGGCGGCGGGCGAGGCCTGGCGCTCCATCATGCAGTTCAAGCAGTTTCCGCTGGAAATCATGCTGCGCAGCCTTGGCCGCCTGGTGCATGACACAAGCCGGCCGGCATCGGCCAAGCTCGCCTATGCGGCGATGTTTCCGGCGCTGACGCTGGCGGGCGGTATGATCCTGCAACTGAAAGCGCTTGCTGCCGGCAAAGACCCGCAGGCGATGCGGGACAATCCAAAATTCTGGATCGCGGCCGCTGCGCAAGGTGGCGGGCTGGGCCTGTTTGGCGACTTCCTGTTTTCCGACACTGGGCGCTATGGCCGCAGCTTTGCCGAAACGGCGCTGGGGCCGACCGTGGGGCTGGTGGGCGACCTGAAAGACTTTGTGCAGGGCAATCTTGCGCAAGCGGTGCAGGGCGAGGAAACGAACGCGGGACGCGAGGCGGTCAAGCTGCTGCGCCGCTACGCGCCCGGAACCAAGCTCTGGTATATCCGCCTCGCCTGGGATCGGCATGTGAACGACCAGCTCCAGCGGATGATCGACCCGGACTATCAGGCGGCTTTCGACCGGACGGCGCAGCGCGCCGATGAGCTTTATGGGCAGCCCTATTGGTGGCGCCCTGGCGAGGATGCGGCCGACCGCGCGCCTGACCTAGCGCGGGCATTTGAGGAGAGTGAGCAATGACGGTTTCGACTTCGACGCGGCGGGTTGCTTATGCCGGGAACGGTGTGACGACTGTGTTTTCAGTGCCGTTTCCGTTTGCTGATCCGGCGGCGCTGCTGGTGGTGCTGACGGTGGCGGGGGTGGACGCGGTGCTGTCTCTGGCGGCTGATTACAATGTTTCGGGCGGCGCCGGCAGCGGAACGGTGACGATGGTGGCGGCGCCTCCGGTTGGCTCAACCTTGCTTATCAAGCGGGAGACGCCGCGCACGCAGAACGCCGACTATGTGCCGAACGACCCGTTCCCGGCGGAAAGCCACGAAGCCGCGCTGGACAAGCTGACGATGATTTCGCAGGAGACGGCCGACGAGCTGGGGCGGGCTGTAATGGTGCGCGAGGCGGATCGGCCAATGGGCAATCTGCTGTTGCCGCCGCTTGCGGAAATGGCTGGCCAACTGGTGGGCTTTTCCAATGATCGGCGGCTTATTCCTGTCTCGCCGCTGGTGGGCAATCCGACCGATACGATCGCCATTGTGCATGAAAGCAAGCCGCTCGCTGACCTTTTGAACAGTGATATTTCGCTTGACCCGGCTGAAATCGTGAGTGTGAGCGCAAATTCGATTTTGGACATTACTGCCATCAACCGGCTAGTGATGGTGTCTGGCGCGGCATCGGCCATTTCGCTCGCCATGCCGCCGGTCAACAGCTCGAACATTGGCGACGCTGTTTTCATCTTTGTGGCGCCGACTTTTCCGGGCCTGGTGACATGCGCGGGCTTTCCTGCTTCCGGCCATTTGTTCGGCGGTCAGCCCAATCGCATCATGCACGCTGGCGAAAGCGCGCTCCTGCGCTTTGACGGCGCTGGATGGGTGAAGATCATGGGCGAAAGCCGGCCTTTTGCCGGGCAGATCGAGCAGGCGGCGCCGGTGGCGAGCAGCGGCACAACATGGGTGCGCATTCCATGCGCCACCGTGGAAGCCGACCTTGAGCCTTCACAGCCCTGGTATGATGCAGTTAATTTCTGTGTTCGCCTGCCTCGGCCGACCATCTGGCGCTTCAATGTGCTGTTCTGGTTTGACAACATAACCATGGCGGCTCCCAATTATTCCGCGCCGGTGGGCACGGAACAGGGGGCGCCAGTGGATTTCGGCCTGGCAAATGTGATTGATGCAAGCCCCTTGCCGAAAGAATTTAGGCGGACGCAGGTTCACTATAATCAACCGTTCGAGGCGGTTGATATGGTTTGGCAGGCGCGCATGCCGACGAGCTGGCGAGTGGGGCCGGTGTTTCGGTGCGGAAGCGCCGGCCTGACCAGTATTCGGGCGACGCATGGCGTAGGGCCAGAGCTGCGCACGCGGCTTTCTTTCGAGGAGGTGGTGGAATGGTAGCCTTTCGCATGCGCAATCCGCGCATTCCAACTGTGGCGCCGCCGGTGGTGACGGTGGTGGCGCCGAACAATGCCGCCTGGGCCTATTCCGACCTTGCCGGCACATGGAGCGTGACGGCGGTGCGCGCCCGGCCGACGCGCTCAATTGTGGATGGGCAGGGCTTTGAGCATTGCGCGCCTTCGGCGCGGGCACGCATTCAGGTGACGGCCGGGGCGGCAACGCTGCTGGTGCTGACCGTTCGCTATACCGGGCTGGTGACGCGCACCGATACCTATAACGACCTGGGATCGGTGCTGGTGAACGGCAACCCGACGCGCGACTTTCAATGCCCGGTGCCCAAGGTGGGGCCGCATCCGGTCAGCGCGGCGCAAGTGCTTGTGCCGGTGCCGAGCGGCGCCAGCATTGTCGATATTCTTTGGCCCTATTGCGCGAGCATGGACTTGGAGACGCTGGGGCTTCCGGCGGGTGTGAGCGTTTCGGCCGCCACGGCGCGGCCAACCAAGCGGATCATCGCTTTCGGAGATAGCCGGGTGCATGGCTTCAACGCTTCCAAATCTAGCTCAAGCTGGGCGCAACTGGCGGCAAGCCTGAAGAGCGGGCAAGTGCTGAATATGGGCTATGGCGGCCGCGCGATTGTATCGGCGGACGGGACGGTGGCGGGTGGGTTTGGTGCGGCGGGCGCGGTTTATCTGGCGGGGTTCAACGACTTCTATCTTGGCGGCGCCAGCATCCCGGCGATGCAGGCGCGCTATGAGCTGCTGATTTCCAACTATCGGACGGCGGCAACGGCGGCGGGTGCGCCAACCTCCAAGCTGGTCATGCTTTCTGACCTCTATTCGACTTCGGACGCCGGACAGGGTGGCCCCTATCAAGCTAACAGCCCGACTTTGCAGGCATTCCGCAATGCCATGCAGGCGGCCGTAACGGCGATTGGGGACGCGAACACGGTTTTTCTTTCGGGAAACACGGGCGGAATGCCGACCGGAAGCGGCAGTTTTCCCGATGGGGTGCATCCGAACGACGCAGCTCAAGCCACGATTGCGCCGCTGGCGGCGGCGGTGCTGCCGTGAACGCATTGCACATTCCGGCTTTGGCGCGGGTTTAGCGGTTGACAAAATGTGCGCCGGACGGGGGCGCGCTGGAATGAAAGGGTTGCTGGCGATGGAGACGGAGATGACACAGGAGCAAGCGGCGACGGCGGCGCGGGTGGCCCTTCGGGATCAGGTGGCGGCGCTGGACAAGAAGATCGAGCATCACGCCAAGCTCAGCATCGAGCAGGGGCAAACGGTCAATCGCAGGCTGGCGGCCATTGAGGGCACGATGAAGAAGCTCGACCGGGTGGCCGACGACGCGGCGACGCTGACCGAAATGGTGCAGCGCTATGAGGCGGCCTCGCTGGGCGGCCGCGCCATCAAGTGGCTGACGGCGCTGGGCGCCTCGCTGGCGGCAATCGTGCTGGTTATTCGTGATTTTCTAAAGTGATAGAAAGGGCTTGACATGGGCTTTCAACTGACGGCGCGCGACCGGCAGCGGCTGCATGGGGTGCATCTCGACCTGGTGCGGGTGGTGGAGCGAGCAGCGCTGACTTCACCGATCCGCTTCACTGTGCTCGAAGGGCTGCGGACGCTGGAGACGCAGCGGCGCTATATGGCGCAGGGCAAGAGCAAAACGCTGAATAGCCGGCACCTGACCGGGCATGCGGTGGACTTGGCGCCGCTGGAGGATGACGGCGATGTTAGCTGGCACTGGCCCTTTTATCACAAGCTGGCAGCGGCGGTGAAGGCGAGCGCTTCCGCCGCCGGGGTGCCGCTGGAGTGGGGCGGCGACTGGCGCAACTTCAAGGATGGGCCGCACTGGCAACTGCCCTTCAAGGCTTACCCGAAATGAGCGATTTTCTGCTTGGCGCGCTCGGGCTGGCGGCGATGGCGCTTTCATGGGCGCTGATAGTCGGCAGCATTTTTGGCGGGTTGCAGCCATGACAGCGCGCCAGCTCAACACGCTGATCGCCTGCCTGGTGATTGGCGGCGCGCTGGCGGGCGTGGCGCTGTTTGCTGTGCTGCTGTGGCACGGAACTTCCGGCGAGGGCCTGGCGGGCTTTTCGGCGCTCGTGATGATGCTGCTGAACGCGACCTCAAACATTGTCCGCAATCGTTATCCGGGGCCGGAAATTGATGTGATGCCGCCGGGCTATGAGCATGGCTGCGCCTGCAAAAGAGAGGGTGAGCAATGATCGCACTGACTGGAATGACGGCCGCGCTTGGCACGGCGCAAGCGCTGGCCCGCCGCTGGTGGCCTGTTGCGGTGCTGGCGCTTGCTGCGCTGGCCTTTCTCACTGTGAACAATCGCGCATGGGATCGCGGCTATGAGAGGCGGCGCATGGAACAGGCGAAGCTGGCGACAGAATTGAAAGCCTTGGCCGACAGGCTGGTGATCGAGGCGAACCGGAACATGGCGGCGGCCGACGCGCGGGCCGATGCGCAGCGCGAGGGTGTTCAAACGGTGCTGCACACTTCAACACTGGAAAGGGAAATTCACTATGCGAAGCCAAGCGCTGACAATGGGACTGCTCTTGCTGCTGACCGGGTGCGCGCACTCGACGCCCTACTTGCCGCCGTTGCAGATACCGCAGGAGCCGAAGGACGGGCGAAAGCCGATCCCACTGGTGCGAAGCGTTGACGCCAAGCCGGACGGCACCATGACCAAGCGACAGGTTGAAACGACCGTGGCGAAGCTGGCGGCGCCGGCAGCGCAAGGCGAAATCATCCGGCAAGCCTGGGCGAAGTGGGCGGATGAAGTGCAGAAGTGGGCGGCCGCGCTGAATGCGAAGATTGCCGAGCTGGAGCGCAAATAGGCGGCGGCCGCGACTGTGCCGCAGATTGTGCCGCAACAGATCCCGCGAGGGGCGCAAATGGCCGCCTGGCGCGGCATGGGTGCGGCGGGAAATGACGATAAAACAGGGGCTTAGGCGCGCGGTGACGGCTTGGCATTGTTCTTCGTAATGATGGGGTCAGGTGTTCGAGTCACCTAAGCGGCACCAGTTACTTGCTTGTTATTGTTGGGGGTTTTCTTCGGGGGTGGTGGTGTTGGTGGGTGGGTGTGCCGTGGGGTGTGCCGTGTCAGGTTCGGGATGAAAGGTTAGCTTGGCCTCAATTCCCCCTCTGGCTCTTGCGTAATCGGCCATCTCGGCGCGCTGCGTGTAAGTCCAGCGGCAGGACGAGACAAATGCAAAGGCAGTAACCGACAAGCCCAGCAACTGGTGCGGACTCTTGATGATACAAAAGCGGCAAGCCCATGCCGGGTGCAATAAAATGCCAGCGGTGGGGCTGGTAAATTCCACAGGGCCGTAATCGGCCGCGATGTCAACGCGGGCCTCATTCAGCCCGCTGGCAAAAAATACAAAGGTCATTGCTCATCCTTCTTCTGTGGTGCCGCGAAGGGGGTGGATTTTGCTACCGTGTCCCATGCGGTGGTTTGGTGCTCGGGGCTTATGTGGGCGTAGCGCATGGTCATCTGGATCGACTGGTGGCCCATTGCGTCTTTGATATCGCCAAGGTCAACGCCGGCTTTCCTGGCCCATGTGGCGAAGGTGTGGCGCAGATCGTGCCAGCGGAAATCTTGCAGGCCGCTGGCGGCGCGGGCGGCTTCCCAGCGGCGGCGCCAGTTGGGCTTGGCAAAGGCGAGGCCGCCAAGCTGGCGCGGTTGGCCCTGGGGGATGGCGGCAAGCGCGCTGGCGGCATGGCGGCGGAGCTGTTCGAGCGGGGCGCCGGAAAGGCGGGCCTGGAAGTTCTTGCCGCCCTTCACGATGACGCTGATCCGGCCGTCCACCAAGTCGATCCGCTCCCATGTGATTTGCCGCACATTCTCCCGGCGCAAGCCGGAGGCGCAGGCGATTGCCACCATGAGGCGCAGCTCGTCATCCGGGCAGGCGTCTATCAGCCGCTGATAATCGGCAAAGGTGAGGGCGCGGACGCGGCCGGGTGGCTCTTTCAGGCGCACCGCGCTCCACTTGATGCGGGGCACCGGCTGCTGGTGCACATCGGCGGCAAAGTTCATGGCGGCGCGCAGGATTGCCAGCTCACGGTTTATGCTGCTGTTCGCGCGCAGGCGGGCAACGGGCTTGCCGGCGGCATCGAGGCCGGGCTTGCCGATCCGGCGGGTGGCGACATAGCGCACCAGCATGGCGGCGGTGATATCGGCAACAAAGGTGTTGGGGCCGAGCGTGTCGGCAAGCGCCTGGAGGGGATAGAATAGCGTGGCGGCGCTGGGCTTGTGCTTGGCGTGCCCCTCCCAATAGGCGCCTAGCAAATGGCGGACGCGCCAGCGCTTCGGTTGCGCCTTCGCCTGGGTGGCGGCAAGGCGGGCCTGGCTTTCGATGATGCGGGCCTCCGCCTTATCCGCGGTGCCGGTGCTGCGGCGCTGGCGGGTGCCGCCGGCGGGGGTGATATCGAAATACCAGATGAGGCTGGGGGGGCGGCGGTAGAGGGTCATTGTGGCGCCGCTGGCGCGTTCGCCAGTTCAAGCAGCGTGTCGCCGTGGCAGGGCTTATTCAGCGCGCACCAGCATGCAAGGTTCTTGCCGCGAAGCTCCTGCACCCTGTCCATGAAAAAGGCCTTGTCTGCATTCGACATGGTGGCGATCCACTGGTCAAAGTCGGCCTTGCTCGGGCCGGAATAGTTGCCCCAAGGGCCGGGCCGGGTGATGCTCACGGTGTTCTCCGGCATCCTCCAGCCTTTTGTGCGGCGGAGCTGGATGCGGATGGGGCGGTAGATCACGCGGCGGCCTTTCTGCGGATGCTCTCGAAGTCGGGGACTTCGGGGTTTTGGATGGGACTAGGCCCCGGATCAAGTCCGGGGTGACGGTGGGGATTGGTGGCTTCTGTGTGGCCGCGAATTTCGGGCGCGGCTTGCTGCTTTGTGCCACCAATGGCCAGCTCTATGTCGGCCTGGTTGTAGCGGGTGCGGCCGGCGACGGTGTGGAAGGGGATTTCCCCGCGCGCCTTCATGCGGCGAAGGGTGCGCGGGGATATGGCGAGGGCCTGGCAAACGGCCTTGGGGGGGAGGAGCTGGATCATGTCGCCGCAAGGTCGCGCGCGGCCGCGAGGCGGATGGCGGCGTGGTTGCGGTGGATTTCGGCCATCAGGAGATAGAAGGCGGCGGCGGTTTCGCAGGCCATGCCGGCGCTGTTGTGCAGACTTCCCTCCCGCGCTTGTTCCAGAAGCCTAAGCGTCTCGCTCAAGCCGCCCTCGCAATCGAACAGTGTCAGGGTTGGGCTGCGTATGTCGTCCACCATGTCCAGCGCGCGGTGAGTGCTGGCGCTGACGCCCTGGCGCAAGTCGGTTTCTGGCGTGGCGCTACCGGGGCCAGTTGTATGGGTGGAAGGCTTTGGCGGGTGCATGATAAATCTCCGGGGTTGGTTCGCTCTGAACGATGGCGGCGACGCCATAGGCCAGAAGCAGGAAGGCGATGATCGCGCGCAGCCACGGCCACCACATGGCGCGGCGGCTCATCGGAAGATGCTGACGATGTTGCTGCCGGCGGCGTGCTGGCGGATGGCTTCGGCGGCCGCGAGCGCGGCGGCGGCGAAAGTCTCCAGCTCCTCCACCGTTAGCTCCACCACGAAAGTCTGCCGCTCTGCCGCTATGTGCAGATAGGCAAAGCCGCCGTCCGGGCTGGTGGCATCGGCAACGGCGCGGATGGTGTGATGCTGCGGCGGCAGGGGATGCTGCGGCGGCATGGTGCGGGCCAGCGCCGTCATCGCGGCGCTCCTTCGCTTGCTGGCGGGTTGAGCCAGCCCGAAAGGGTGGTGATGACGGTGCCGATATTTTCCAGCGCGACGGCTGCGGTGGCGCTGCTATCCCGATCCCCGCGCTCAATGCGCAACAGCGCGGTGCGCGTTTGGTTCAGGTTCAGCAGGGCGACCTGGGCTTCGAGCTGGATCCGGGTTAGCTCCTGCACGCAATCGGCGGCCATGTGGGCGAGACGGTCAAAGACGGGATCGCGGTTGCCGTTGATGCGCACCAGCTCGGCCATTGGCGGCGGGAGTGGCGCGGGATCGACCGGCTGATCTTCGCGCTGATCTTCGGGCGACTTGATGAAGGTGATGGTCATTTGTGCCTCCGTTCGGGTTGAACGGGGCGCAATGTAAGAGGTTCGCTTACTGTGTCAAGCGATTATGTCAGTGAAACGCTTACGTGCCGGCGGTCATGCTGCCTTGCCTTTGAATTTGCAGAGGGTTTCGCCAACGGCCAGTATCTGATTCTGCATGTCTGTGGGGGCGTTGCGGTAAAGATCGAGGAGCTGGCGCTCCTGTTCGGTTTGTGGTGCGGTGGGATTGTCGCCGGGGTTCAGCAGCTCGCCGGGGGTGACGCCGAGCCAAGGGGCAAGCCGCTGCATCCAGATGATATCAAGCCTGGGCCTGCCGCGCTCAAGGCCGCTGATCTGCATTTTCGAGCAGCCGGCAAGGGTGGCCAGCTCCTCCTGCGACATATCCAGCGCAAGGCGTAATTCCTTGATGCGGTTCGGTGTTTTCATGGCAGGGAATTGTAAAACAATCGCTGACACGGGTTTAGCACCTTTTTCGCTGATAGGGGCTTGCCATATGGTAAGCGTTTTGATTACAACAAGCCGCCATGAGCCAATCGCCACCTTCACCGCTTCGCCGCTGGCGCCTGCAAGAACAGCTTTCGGTTGCCAATGCGGCGGCGCGGGTGCCGATTGCGCGGCAGACCTGGCATAGCTGGGAGCGCGGGCAGACGATCCCGCCCAAGCCGCTGATGCAGCGGCTGTTCGAGATGACCGGCGGGGCGGTCACGGCCAATGATTTCTATGATCTGCCGCAGCAGGATGCCGCGCCGGAAGTGCGCGGGCAGCAGGACATGGCGGCATGAGGATAGCGCCGGACACTTCGGTGCTGGTGCCGGTGACGGTGGTGACGGCGCCGGAGGCTTCGCGGCCGGTTTCGCTGGTGCTTCGCTCGCTGTGCCCTGACCCGCGCCGGGCCTTTGTGTGGTTGACCGTGGACGAGGCGGTGCAGCTTCGCCGCGACTTGAAAGATGCGGTGCTGGATGTGCGCCGGGCGCAGGCGGCTGCGGAAGCTGCGGCGGCATCGCAAGAGGATGAGTTTTCTGGCTTCCCTGCCGGCGGGATCGACCCCAAAGCCGCCGGCCACCTTCCCCCTCCGAGCGCAAGCTCGGGGGGGGATTTGTTTGCCGGGAGGCGTGGGAAATGAGTGGGCCGGTGGCCGTAGTGCGGCGGATGCCGGACGGCCGGCATGGCGTGCGGGTGATTGATGCGCGCGCGCCGGGGATCGACTGCGTGACGCTGCCGGTGGCGGAATGGCGGGCGCTGCTGCCGAAGATTGCGGCGGCTTGCGACCTGGCGGAGCGGCCGGGGGAATTGCCGGCGATGGGCAACAAGCCGTGAGCCTGGACGCGGTCAAAATCGCGGTGCTTTCCAATCGCGGGCGGGTGGAAATTTCCATTGGCGGCTGCCGGGCCGAGCTTTCGCATGCCGAGCTGGTGGCCTTGCAGCGGGACTTGCACGGAGCGGCCGACCGGATCGCGCCGGGGGCTGGCACGAAATCCAGCACGCAAGCCATGCGGCTTTTGACCGAGCTGGAGCGGGCGGCGGCGATGGGGCGGGCGTGCCCGACCAACATGGAATTGATGGAGCTGCTGGGGCTGGCGAATGTGGCCTGCGTTGCCGACATGATGCGGCGGCTGCGGGACACTGGCCGGATCGAAGTGTTCACCACCGGCACGGCGCGGATGGTGCGGATCGTGGCGACGGGTGCGCAGACGGCGGCGCCAGCGCCGGGCCGGCGGCTGCGGGCGCTGGTGGCGCTGGGGGCGGCTTGAATGCGGCGCGCTTCAAATGGCCGCGAATTGACGCAACCGTCACTTCGTTCCCAAGCGCGGCGGGTGCCCGAGGAGTTCAACCTGTTGGTGGGGGTGGCGCTGGCTTTTCTGCCGGGTGCTGCATGGCGAAGCCGGCGGGATGAGGCGGCGCGGGAGCGGTTGCGGGAAGTGGTGCATGCGGCGGGGATGGCTGGCGCGGATCATTGGCCGGAACGGGCGGCGGCGCTGTGGCTGGCTTGCGGCGATGTGAGCGACGGCAAGACGGAACAGATTGAACAGGGGATGATCAACCGGGCGCTGGATGCGGCCTGGGCAGTTCCTGTTGGCCGCGAATTCCAAGCGCGGCAGGCCCGGCAGGCCTGGCAGAACCGGGCGGACATTGGCGACGGGGACTATGAGGGGGAGGAGGCGGCATGATGCAGATGCAGGACGCGCCTATCATTTACCTGGAGGCGGATGGGCTGACCATTTCCGAGCGGGAGGATGGCGCGCTGGTGCTGATCCTGACGCAAAGGGACGGGGCGGCGCTGGGCCTGCCGCTGCTGCAAGGCATGGCGGGGGCGCTGCGCGCGGTGCTGGATGCGGCGGATGTGGCCGGCGGGCGCTTTGTGGCGGCGGTGCATTGATGCGGGCGCTGCTGGTGCTGCTGCTGGGGCTGGTGATGCTGTTTGCGGCGCGGGGAGCGCTGGCGGGGTGAGTGATGGCGCCCGCCCTCCGCTTATGTCGATATCGGCTATTGTTGACCTGCTGACGGCGGGGATCGACCGGCTTGTTCCGCAGCTCCTGCCGGGCGGAAAGCGGCACGGCAAGGAGTGGGTGGAGGCTTCCACCAAGCGCGGCGGGCTGGGCGATGGGCTTTCCGTGTGCATGATCGGGGGCAAGGCTGGGGTTTGGTCGCACTTTGGGGCGGCGAAGGGCGGCGACCTGCTTGACCTGATCGCCTATCTGGAGACGGGCGGGGACAAGACGAAAGCAATTCTCTGGGCCAAGGACTGGCTGGGGATCGGAACCGGCACGGCGGGGCAGGCTTCCGGGCCTGCCCCTGCCGTGCTGGAACGGGCGCGCAAGGCACGCGAAAAGCGAGAGCAACAAGAGGCGAACGAGAGCAAACGACGATCCGCCTATGCTCAAGCGATGTGGCTGCGTGCCCCTCAAGTGGGGCCGGACGATGCCGTGGGGCGCTATCTGGCGGGCCGTGGCATCGGGCTTCTGCACCTTGGGCGGCGGCCGGGGTGCCTGCGGGCCGGTCAATCCATTCGCCACGAAAGCGGCGGGGATTGGCCGGCCATGCTGGCGGCGATGATCGGGCCGGACGGGGCGCATGTGGCGACCCATCGCACCTATCTGACGGCGGACGGGCGCAAGGCGCCGGTGTCGCCGGTGAAATCCATCCTGGGGAGCTATGCCGGGGCGCATATCCCGCTGTGGAAGGGGCGGACGGCCGCGACCTTGCGCGAGCTGCCGGCGGACACGGTGGTTTATATCAGCGAGGGGATCGAGGACGGGTTGAGCGTGGCGCGTCACCTGCCCTGGGCGCGCGTGATCGCGGCGGCTTCGCTGGGCAACATGGCGACGGTGTGGCTGCCGCCACAAGTGCGGGAAGTGGTGCTGGTGGGGCAGCATGACCCGGAATTTAAGGCGGATGGCAAGCCGCACCCTGCGCCGATTGCCTTTAGGGCGGCCGTTCAGGCGCATGCGGACGCGGGGCGGCGCGTGCGGGTGACGCGGCCGCCAGCGGAGTTCAAGGATTTCAACGAATGGGTGCAGGCGGTGGACTTGCAGAAACAAGAAACGGTTGGGGTTGCGTGAGCGAGGAAGTGACGGCTGCGCTGCTCGGCGCGGAGATTGTGGCGGAACCTGCGGCGGCCGCGCCTGGAATTCGCGGCCAACAAGACAATCGCCCGAAAGTGCCGGAAGGGGCGGCCGGCGGCGGCGGCGGGCGAGCGCGGCGGCCGCGCGGCAAGCCGGGGGGCGCTCCAGCTCCTGAACCGCAAGAGTTCGACCCGGCGGCGGCGAACGGCGGCGGGCGGGGCGGGAAGATCAAGCGGCGGGAATTGCCGGAGGGCTGCCCTGTCACGCCGCTCGGAACCTATAACGGGATGTTCTTCTATCTGGACGCGGTGGGACAGTTGCGGGATTTGAAAGCGCGCGACCATGGCGGCAAGGATTTGCTGGCGCTGTTCGCGCCGCGCACCGATATCCTCTATTCGACCTGGCCGCGCATGAATGCAGACGGCGACATAACCGGGTGGCGGCCGGAGCTGGCGGCCGAGGAGCTTATGAACGCCTGCGCGCATGCGGGCGTGTGGAACGCGATGGACAAGGTGCGTGGGCGCGGCGCGTGGCAGGATGAAAGCGGCGGGCTTATCCTGCATGTGGGCGATGCGGTGATGATGGGCGGGCAATGGCGCGCGACGGGGCAACATGGCGCGCATGTCTATCCGGCGGCGCCGGCGGTGGCGCGGCCGGTGGACGGGCGCGCGGGATCGGCGGCTATCGAGGAGCTGCTGACGCTGCTGAAAAGCTGGCGCTGGAAGCGGCCGGGGCTTGATCCATTTCTGCTGCTGGGCTGGCTGGCTTGCGCGAAATTCGGGGGGGCGCTGGACTGGCGGCCGCTGGCCTGGGTGACGGGCGACAAGGGGACAGGCAAGAGCACGCTGCACAAGCTGCTGGAGGGGCTGATGGGTGGGGCGATGCTTTACAGTTCCGACCCTTCGGAGGCGGGCATAAGGCAGACGCTGGGCAATCAGACGCTGCCGGTGATGGTGGATGAAGCGGAACCGGAGGCGGACAATCGCAAGCTGCTGCTGCTGGTGAAGCTGGCGCGGCAGGCATCAAGCGGGGGCAAGATCGTGCGCGGGGGATCGGATCACAATGCGCAGTCTTTCGTGGCGCGCTCCTGCTTCCTGCTTTCGTCTATCCTTATGCCGCCGTTGCAGGGGCAGGATCGCAGCCGGATGGCGGTGCTGGAGCTGTTGCCGCTGCCGCCGGGCGCGGCCGAGCCGCAGCTTTCGGCGGACTGGATGCGCAATGTGGGCGCGGTGATCGGGCGGCGGCTGCTGGACGGGTGGGTGCGCTGGCCGGCGACGCTGGCGGCCTATCGGGCGATGCTCAAGGAAGTGGGGCACGGCGGGCGCGGCGCGGATCAATTCGGCACGCTGTTAGCCGCGGCTGATTTGTTGATCAGCGACACGGTGCCGACGCTGGACGCGGTGCGGGACATGGCGGGGATGCTTGGGGCTGACCTGCTGGCAGAGACGGCGCACGACGAGAGCGACGGGGAAAAGTGCCTGGCGCATTTGCTGACAAGCTCGGTGCTGCTGGACGGGGGCGCGCGGCCGCAGACGGTGGGCTGGTGGATCGGGCGGGCGGCGAAGGAGTTGGAGCCTTCAACCGAGCTGGAGCCGGACAAGAAAGCGGAGGCGGCGCTAAATGTGCTGGGCCTGCGCGTGCATGAGGACAAAAAAGGGGCGAAGTGGGTGGCGGTGGCGGCGGCGCATCAAGGCCTCGCCAAGCTGTTCGCAAATTCGCACTGGCAAAGCACGAGCGGGGCGGCCGGTGTTTGGGGGCAGTCTTTGGGGCGGCTGCCGGGGGCGCTAACGCAGCAGACGGTGCGCTTTGGCGGGAAAGCGATGAAGTGCATTCGGCTGCCGCTGGCGCTGGCGCGCGATGATGGGCCGGAAGAGGTGTTCTAGGCCTCGCTGCCGGCTTCGCGGCCGCGCTCCCAATATCCTTTCGGCGCAGCGGCGGCGGCGACGCGTGCCTGGGCTGCCAGCGGGGCAAGGTGAGCGGCGCGATCGAGCGCGAGCTGGGCGATGGCCTCCAGCGCGCCAGCGGGGACTGGCGCGGCGCCGGAGCGCCAGCGCTGCACGGTGCGGCGGTTGACCTGGATGGCCTCGGCCATCTCGGTAAGCCAATCGCGGCCGTATAGGGCTTCGCCTATGGTGGCTAGGAGGATGGGGGGGGTCATGCGAATTGAAACCCGCTAGGCGCTGGCATATCTTCAGCAGTTAGTAATCCGCTGCGCGCCTCTGTGTCCGAAATACCCAGTTCGGCCAAGCGCGCCCTAGCTTCGCCATAAGTCAGGGCCTCGCTTACATCGTCCCCAGCGCGGATCACCCAGCCTGCTTCTATTTTTGTGCACCATATTTCCATTTCGTTTTCCCTTCTCTCTCAATAATCGCCGGTGGCGGCGGCGTCCGCAAGGTAGGTGCTGGCCTGGATCATCCGGCCGCGATGGGTGCGGCGGCGGGCGCGGCCTTCGGGGCTTAGCGTCCGCTGCCATGCGGCGGTGAGGGCTTCCAGCGTCAATCCCCAACGGGCCTGGATCAGCGCGTCGCGCTCCTGAAAGCCCATGTCCTGGTCTAGCCGCTCGGTGTTGCGGCGCTCCATTTCGGGGCCGATGGCGGCGGCCTGGGCGTCCGCCGGCGGTGAGGCCGGCGGATCGCTGCAGGGGGTGGCGGCCGCATAGGCTTCGAAGCTGTTGCGGCCGGTGAGGCGGCGGCGGGTCATTGGCCGTCACCCCGCACCCAATCAAGCCAAACAAGCAAGGCCTCGACGGCGTCATCCTGTTCCATGTGCTCGGCGGCATCAATCGCGCGCTCTAGGCGCGCTTCGGCGGCCGGATCGTCGAAATAGGCGATATCCCGGCCGCGCGCGTAGGCGGCGCGATATTCGGCGCTGCGGGCTGGCTTGGTGCGGGCGGCGCTCATTGCGAGCAAACCTTGTCCGCGCCGATGACGGGACACATGGAATAGCTGCCATGGGGCTTGACGGTTTCGCGGCCGTCATAGGGGGTAATGCGCAAGGTTTTTCCCGTGCTGGTCTTGATGGTTTTTGCGGTGCGGCTGGCGACCGTGATGCGGAAAATGCAATCGGCATCGCCAATGCTGCGTGTCCAGTAAGTCTTGCCTGGCTCAAATTTGGTGATGGTCTGCATGGTGTCGGCCTTTCTGCCGTTTCGAGCGCTGCACCTTGCCGCGCTCTTGGTGTTGGTAGCGCCGCACATAGGCGGCGCTGGGGTGGGTGTCAAGCGGTGGCCTAGACTGCTGCCAAAATCCACCGCGCGGCGTCGCGGGCGTTGTTGGTTAGCTGCCGCTGCCATGCGCCTTCGCGCGGACTCCAGCGGAACCCGCGCTGCTTCAAGCGGTCAATTACGGCGGGTGCCGGCCGGCCGGGGAACCGGAGCTGCAACCGATCAGCGGCGATGTTTTCGAGCAGCTCAACGCCGTTGATTTCAGAAGCGGCGGGCGCTGTGTCGGCTGCCTCGACCTGGTGCACGGCGGCCGCTTTGCGTTCCAGCTCGGCAACGCGGGCGGCAATGCGGCGGATTTCGGCGCTGTTGTTGCTCAACTGATAGGCGGCATAAGGGCGGGATTTTGGGCTGGCTGCGTTCGCGGCGCGCATTCTCTCTTGGCGCTGCTGGCGGGCGGCAAGCCTGGCGCGCGCGTCGTCCAGCGCTCCGTCTGCCAGCTCGCAGGGCGTGGACTGCCGCCGGGTGATGATGGCGCAACGGCGGCTTGCCCAATGGCAAGCGCCCTTGCCGTGCTCCAGTAGCTCGGTCAACCGGCGGTGCTCGGTTTCCATGCGCTTGCGGTTGCGCTCGACCGGGAAGTTTGCCGGGCCTGTGACTGCCCAATTGGCGGTGCGCGCGCCTGCGTGCTGAAACACGATCCACAAGCGGACGAACCGTGCCAGCCATTGGGCTTGCAGCTCGGCGGTCAAGTCGTCGCGGCCCTGGGCTGCGCATGCGGCCGCGATGGCGGCGAAGGCCTGGGCGGCCTCCTGATCGGCTGCATCAAGCTCGGCGGTGCTGCGATTGCTGCGGAACGTGCGCGCAGAAAACATGCGCTCGAAGGCTGCCGCGCCTCCCATGCTGGCGAGCAGCGTTGCGCGCAAGGTTTCTAAGGTGGTCATTTTTTGTGCCTTTCTTGGGCTATCCCTGCAACCGTTGCAGGCTGTGCCGGCGGATCGCACCACGCCGGCAAGGCCTGCGGCGGTTAGGCTGCCTTAAGCTGGCGCATACCCTCGGCCAGCGTCCACAGGGCGCGGTTGACGCCGACATTCTGATCAATGCCGTTGATTGCCCTGGTGCTCTTGCGGGTGACGCGGCCGCGCTCGTCAACGCGGCGGCCGGTCAAGCCTCCCCGAATGACATTTTCCTGCACCACGTTGAGAGTTTGCCAAAGGCTGCTGCCTGCATCGGCCGTGCGCCGGGGGCGCAAGAGCTGCTGCGCGGTCACTGGCGCGTCTGCATCCTCGCCATAGCGCGCTACAAGACTTGCATCGGCAAAAACCCGCTGTTCATCGCTGGACAAGGTCAGGGCCTTCATTTCCTGCACTTCATGGGTGAGGCGCGGGAACTCCTTTGCGATGCTGTAGGCGCCTTCGATGATTTCATGCTTGATGTTGCCCTTGTGGTGCACGCGGACTTCATCAAATTGGCTGCCTGCTATCAGGCTGTTGGTGCAGACAAAGCGGATCAGTCCGGCGAACATTTGATAGCTGGTGCTGCCATCGTGCGAGTTGACCAGAATAATCTCGCTGGCTTCCCCTGCCCCGATATCGGCCTCGCGGCGAAGGCGTAGCATGTGCTTAGCGAACCCGAGCTTGCCAAGGTCGCGCGGCATGGCCTGCACGGCGAAAAAGGGCTGCCAGCCCTCCTGGCGCAAGCCGTCCAGAATGTTGATCGTGGGAACATACTCATAGCGCCGGCTGCGGCTATCGTGCGCCTCGCTGGCGAAGATCGCCGGGATTTGCGCGCGCAGCTGGTCATCCTGGATGGGGGTGCGGCTTCTGATTTCGAAAGCCTTGCGGGTGAAGCTGGTAGCAAGTTTGTGTGTCATGTCTTGGCCTTTCTGCCGATAAGCGGGCGGCCCTTTGCCGTCCCACTGACTGCCACTTAAGCGATAGCGCAGCGCCGCGCAAGTGCGGCGCTCCTATTTATTTTCGCGGGGCCTTGAACCGAGGGTGCAAGCAAGTATAGCGTCAGCCTTGCCTGATCGGCCTGCGGGTTTGGGGGTGTTACCGGGCGGTAACGCCGGTTACAAATCGGGTAACAGCTAAACGACTGAAAAGGCGGCGATTTCTGCCGTGTTACTGTGTTACCGGGCCTTCGCGCGCCGGGGATGCATGTGCGCGGGCGTGCGCGTGCGCGCGGGCGCATGCGTCTGCAAAGGGGCAAACAGCGGTAACATGGTAACAATCTAATTCTTTCATTTAGAAACAATGGTTTATCTGTTACTTTCTCTGTAACCGCTGTTACCGGCTGGTAACAGGCAGGAGGGGGCTTGCTTTTGCCATGGGGTTTCAAAGTAGTTTCCCGCCGATCCTGATTAAGTAGGGGTGGAAATTGGCGAAGCTCTCGGGGATTTCGGCGGCGGTGGATGGGGCGGTTAAGGCCTCGGCGCCGATTGCTGCGCCTGGGGCACGGCAGGCGGCGCTGCCGCTGGTGGATGCGCGGGCGCTGATGGTTGAGATCGAGCGGAACCCGGTGCGGGCGGATGCGGTGGCGCAAGCGCGGCGGGTGGGGCGGCCGAAGGGGTCGCGGAACCGGCGCTCCGAAGAGCTAATCCGCTATGTGCTGGCGCGGCATGCTCATCCGATGATGGTTCTCGCTCAGGTCTATTCGCGGCCGGTGGAGGCGCTGGCGGCGGAAGTGGGATGCACGCCGGCCGAAGCGCTGGCGATGCAGGTGCGGGCGGCTTCGGAGGCCTTGCCATATTTCGAAAGCAAAAAGCCGGTCAGCTTGCAGCTGGACGCGCGGGTAATCCAGCTCGTGATGCAGGCGGCGGACGGGAGCCTGGCGCATGAGGATCGGCCGCCGTGGGAGGAGGCAGAACAGGGCTTTTCGGGCGGCAATGGCACAATCGGCGGCACAGTTGCGGGGGGTGGCGGTGAATAGCGCAGCGATTGCAAGGGCTTGGCTGGCCTTGCGCATATCATCGCTAACCATAAGCGCAAGCTGGCGCGGCAGCGCGGCGCGCTCGGGCGCGGCGCGGCGGGCGCGCGGCGCGGGGGGGGTGGCCCCCCCCACGGCCTCGCGCGCGTCCTGTATGCCCCTCGTCGCAGGGTGCGCAAAAATTCTGGCGAAAAATTGGCCGGAAAATCAGGCGACCGGGGAAATGGGCCTGGGGATGGGAACGGGCCTTCGGGTTTCGGGTGCTGGGGTGCGGGCGCGTGGCTGACGCGGGCACGCTCAAGCTGGAATGGGTGCCGCCTGGGCCGGTGGCGGGGGCTTTCGTGGAAAGCCGGGCGCCGATTGCGGCGATTGCCGGGCCGGTGGGTTCAGGCAAAACGACTGCCAGCCTTATGAAGATCGTGAAGGCAGCGCAGCGGCAAAGACCAAGCCCGCGCGACGGGGTGCGGCGGTGGAAGCATTTGACGATCCGCGACACCTTCACCGATTTGCAGCGCACCATTTTTCCAAGCTGGTTTGAGCTTTTCCCCAAGGATTTTGGCGAGTGGGTTGGCGGGCCTCCAGCCAAGCATGTGCTGCGCTTTGCCGACAAGTTTGGCCCTATCGAGCTGCAACATGACTTCATGGGGCTTGGCGACGACCGGATCGAGAATTTGCTGCGCGGCTATCAGGGCAGCAGCTTCTACGCCAACGAAGCCGACTTGCTGGAATATGGGGCCATTGACTTCATGTTTTCGCGGATGGGGCGGTTTCCGGGCGCGATTGACGGCGGCTGCGCCTGGCGCGGCGGCTGGATGGACTTCAACATGCCGGAGCAGGATCATTGGCTCTACACGCTGCTGGTGGAAGGGATTATTCCCGACACCGAGCCGGAGCAGGTGGCAGAGGGTTTCCAATTTTTTGTGCAGCCGGGCGGGATGGATGCGAAAGCCGAGAACCGGCACAATCTTCCGCGCGATTACTATGAGCGGATGACCGGCACAATGCCCGACTGGCGGGCGCGGCGGCTGGTGCATAACCAGTGGGGCTATTCGCGGGACGGGAAGCCGGTTTATCCCGAGTTCAGGGATGGGGTGCATGTGTCTCCGGTGGCGCTGGAGCCGGCGCGGGGGTTGCCGGTGGGCATCGGGATGGACGCGGGTGGGACGCCGGCGGCGGCCTTTGGGCAGTTCATGCCGAGCGGGCAATTCCGGGTGCTGGACGAGATTGTGACCGGGCCGGGAACCGGGCCGAAGGCCTTTTCCGACCTGCTGATGGCAAAGATCAGCGCGCGCTTTCGCGGCCATGACATTTTCGGCTGGGCCGATCCTTCGGCGGCAATGGGGCCTGGCAATGACGGGACGGATAGCAACTGGCTGGAGACGGTGCGCATTCGCTCCAAAATTGCTTTTCGGCCTGCCCCTACAAATTCGCCGGGGATGCGGCAGGAGGCCTTGCGGACGCCGCTTTCGCGGATGGTGGAAGGCGAGCCGGGCTTCCTGCTGGATCCGCGCTGCCGATCCTTACGCAAGGCCTTCAACAGCGGATATCACTACCGGCGCATTCAGTTGCATGGGGCCTCCGGGCGGTTCGATACCAAGCCGGCGAAAAATCAGTGGAGCCATGTGATCGAGGCGCTGGAATATCTTGGGCTTGGCGGGCCGGGCGGGCTGGCGGTGGTGATGGGCCGGCCGGAACGGGCCGGGCCGGTGCAGGTGGTGGACGCCTACGATATGTATGGCGACGCGGCATGAAAGGGTGTTGGTGATGGCTCAACTTGGGGTTTTGTTGGCAAAGCCGGCCGTTGCTGGCCTTGCTGCGCTGATTGGCGCGGGTGGCTCTGTTGCAGCCGCCGCAGCAAACAAGCCTAAGCCGCTGGCGCCGCAGGCGGCGCCGGTGCGCGATGATGTGGAAGAAAATGCTTCCATGCTTGAAAAGCTGCGCCGGCGCAAAGGGAGCGGCGCCAACGAGCTGCTGGGGCCTGGCGGGGCGGAAGCGGCGACACCGAAACCGACGATGCTGGGAGGCTCTTGACATGGCGAAGCGCGCAACTGGCAAAAAGGCGAGTTTGGAGGCTGCTGGCGAGGTGGTGACGCTGCCGGAAATCCGCATTTTGAACGGCGACCGGCCGGTGGACGAGATTGGGCCTTATGCGCTCATGCCTGCTGATGTGCGGGACAGTGGCGGCGGGCTGCTGGTGCTGCCGGCGATCCTGCTGGAAGCGCCGGATGGCGTTTATGGCGGGTGGATCAGTGGGGTTCGGCTTTCGATGGATGGCCGAGACTTCGATGCCGAGCTGACGGCACCGATTGCTGTTTCTCCGGGGACGCGGGTGGAATTTGCGGCGCGGACGCTGCTTTTCAGAAAGGGATCGTGATGGCGGACGCAGTTGAATGGGTGAACCGTTCAGGAACGGTAACGGCTGGCGGGGCGGCGCAGGATGTGATGGCTGCCTCGCAATATCGGCAGGGGCTAATGTTCCAGAACAAGAGCGCGGGCAATCTGTTTGTGCGGATCGGGGCGACGGCGAGCGCGACGGAGGGCTTTCAGGTGGCGGCGGGGGCCACTCTGGCTTTGCCGGCGGGTGCGCAGCCGAAGGGGCGGATTTCGGTGTTTGGCGCGACGACCGGGCAGGCATTCGAGGCCTATGAGTGGGGCCTTTGAGCCTGGTGCTGGGGAGGGATTGACGCGATGGCGACGGCGAAACTGACATGGATTTTGGGCGCTTCGCGCGAGGCTATCGCGGTGGCCGGCGGAACCGCAATTTCCGGTGCGCCGGCGGTGGAAGTGAATGTTGATTTCGACGACAAAATGGGCAAGGCCGATGTGCTGCGGGGCCTCAATATGGTGCGGGACAAGCTGGTGACGCAGGGCTGGCCGCCTGTGGCGGCGGCTCCGGCGGTGGTCGAGGCTGAAATCACCGCAGTTGATGCCGATGGAAATTTTGTCACCTTGGCGGCGGCTCCGGCATCTGATGTGCCGCTGCTGCCGATTGTGGTGAAGCGGAACGGCTATAATTCGGCTGGATCGCTGGAAGATTGGAACGAAACAATCCTGCTGACGCAGCGGAAGATTAACCCCGTGACTGTTGGCACACTGGCGGCTGGAACGGACATTGCAACAAGCTCTGTCATCTTCCAGGGCGATACCTTCACCAATCAACCGTCTGTGCCAAACGCTTCTACCCGCCTGCCCCCTCGCATCGAGGGGCGTTGGGTTGAGACATATAGCGGCATTGTGGTCGGGAATACGGTTGCGGCGGCGGCGGATTTCATCACTTCCTATCCGGTCGATGGGCTGCCTGTGGAGCGGGTGGAATTTTACTGGTCAGACGGCACCGACACCGTCACGGCGGTGGGCGCGCTTTCTCCGTATATCGGGGTGGTGAGCGGCTACTGTGCGCACCGCTGGAGCGTGTCGGGCGTGGACATTACCGCGCTCGACGAGGGGCGGGTGACGCTGGACTGGCGGGCTTATGGCCGATATGGCCAGCTTTACACTTCCGCCCAGGTTACGGCGGCGCTCAATATCAGCTCGCGCAACGGTGGTCACGATATAGGAACGCTGTATCTGCGGAAGCATGTGGCGATGGCCGCTGCCCCGGTGCATTTCTTTTTCTCCGCAACCGCCGGCAACAATGGGACTGGCGTGGCGAGCGAAGTGGTGGCGACGGCGCGGGCCAATCCTTTCGCCAATCACGGTCAAGGGCTTGTGGCGGCGGTGGCGCGCAATACGGCGCTCTATGGGGTGGCTGGTGCCGATGGCGTCGTGTGTGTCGCCCTCAACACGGGCGCAAACATTGCCCCCAATCGCAATGCCGCGACGGCCCAGCCCTGCCTCATCGCGGGTTGGACGATGATACCTGACCCGCTCGAAGTCTCATGGCCTGCTGGTGGCCCAACAATAGCCTTTGCCAGCAATGAAAACTGGTTTGTCGGCAGTTCCACCAATCCTGGTGGCGATGTGTCTCTGCACTGGCGCGGCTTCAATTACCTTCGCACGGCGAGCACCTTCACTTTCTCGAACACTATCACGCACCCGGCTCGGATATACCTTGTCGGCGCGGCTGGTGGCTCGACATTCGATCTGGCGACGCTGGTGACTGGCACGCCCTTCATCAACGCGCCGTGGCATCCTGTTCGCTATACCTTTACCGGCGCGGCTGCTGGTTCAGGAACGGCGCTGAACTATAACACAAATGGCGGCATGGCGACCGCAATAGACTGCGATTTCAGCGGAGTTGGCACTTCTGCGGCAAACGCTTCTGGCGTCTCTCCTTCTGGGCTGATTGCGTGCAAGGGCGGGAACCAATATCCGATTCCTTTGGCGGGATCGCTGCAAGCCGGGTTTATCGACGGCTGGACAAGCTATACTACTGGCGCGGCGGATATTGCTTTCTCCGTCCAGAACCACAATACGGCGCGCGCCTTCGTCAAGCGCAATGTGCTTTTCGTGGATTTGAACGGCACGGAAAACAACGGCACAGAGGTATCTTCGGACAACAAGACCTACAGTGTAACGGACATGGCGATGCTCGGCGTAACATTTGCCGCTGCCAGCCAAGCCTTCCGGTCTAATCACCTTTACACCGAAGGGGTTGCTGGCGGTTCGCGCCTTCATTTCGGCAACACTATGCGGGGCTGCATCTTGCCCGCCATTGCCAACAAGGGCGCGGCCTTTGAAAATGACGCAGCGCGTGACCGGGGCTGTAGAGAGTATCGCTATGGTGTCGGTTGCATAGGCAATCACTATAACCACCTGTTCCGGGTGCCGAAAACCAGTGACACCGCCCTGATCTATCTTGGCGTCGGGGCGGACGCTCCGCCCAACACGACAACCTATAACGACCCTCTTTTCGTGCTTGATCGCACGCCGACAGTGCTTGGCGGTGCAACCGGGGCGACTGATGGGAACTATCGATCGTCTGCGACCGTGGCACCTTACCCACGGCCCAATCGTTACGACATTCTTGGGCGCGTCCTTTCTTCGACCATCACAAAGGTCGGCGCTTATGCGGGTGAGCCATGATGAACCTTTACCCATCCGATACGGGGGGAGCCAGGAGCTTACGCATGACGACCTACACGCACACCTTCCCGGATGGGGCGGTCATCACCTACACGCCGCCGGAGGCGGGCCCGCCGCCGCAGCAGTTCGCTCCGCTTCCGGCGGACTATCCCGCAGCAGTTGCAGTGCCGCCCCTCAACGAAACGGCAGGCAACTTGGGCTATCTTACCGGGCCGACTGAGGCGGAGTGCGCCAACATGTTTGGCGGGGCTTCTGTCGTGGAAGGTGCAATCGCTGTCAAAGTCAGGCTGCAACCCAGCTTTATGGGTGGGGACGGGAACAAGCCCGCGACCTACATCATGGGCCACGGAACTCCAGCGAGTCAAAATCGTGCTTGGTGTCTTTATTGGCTTGGCGGTGCTGCTGCAGCAGCAAACGCAGGACGCTTTCAGTGGCAGTATCAGCGGGGGACAGGTGACAACATAACGCCCCTTATGCCTCGCCGGATCGCGCCAAATGAGCAAGGCGTCGTTGAGGCGTTTCTGGTTTTCCGTCGCAAAGCTGATGCGGGTGGCACCTGGGAAGCACTGGCAATACAGCAGGGTGACACTGCAGTTGTCGCGCCGATCGGCGATGAAATAACTGTTGACAATGTTTTAGGTATTTCGAGTGCTTTGCAGGCGCCTCTGCGCCTGTTTACAGCCACCGCCGCAGCAGCCAACGCTTTCAATTACGCCGGGGGCTGCGCACTCTCCGATTTGATTTACATTCAAGGCGCTGCTGGCACAGACGCAGAATGGCTGCGGGTCGCCAACGGTGAAAATCCAGCGACCGTATTTCCATCCACCCTGCACTACCATTACCCCTTAGGGGGGTCCGCCGGTCTTGCCAAAGCGGCAGGATCACGGGCAACTTCACCCTTCACTGTGCAAGGCTCAGGCGTCTATTATTCGACGCAGCTTCTCCCGACTGCTGGCACGACGACTGCGGCCAACAGCATCTATGTTCTTGGCAGCAACTGGGGGCATGTTCACCCGCTTCCGCCATCGGCGTTGATCGAGAACGAGGCGGCTGCAGGCGGCTTGGCGGGCATCATGACAAAGACGACGACCGTGCTTCTGCCGGTTTCCATCGGCGGCACGGCAACTCGCGTCGAAGCTCGTGTGTGCCGCGAAGATGACGGTGCGGTCATTCAAGACTGGACGCTGCGCGATGTGGAGGGCGGGACAGGCGCAGCGCTTACCGGTAATCACACGCTGATCATTCCTGGCGTTCGACCGGCTAACGGCCTCGGCCATGTTTATGATGTTCGCCGGCAGGACGACCCGAGTTGCGTTTTCCGCTATCGCGCTCGGGAAGATGTCGGCATCGGCGCGGCTTGGGGGGCGTCACAGTCCCAAATGGCTCGTGTGATCTCCAATGATGCTGGTGCAGCTGGCACCGGCCTGGTCACTCCGGTTGCAGGAGTTGGCGACACCGTCACCGTCACTTTGGAGCGGGCGGGAAAAAATGGCTTTGTGCCTCCGGCCAACGCACCGCTCAGGGCTGGTCTGACGACCAACGGGTTCATGGCCTTCGCCAACATGTGGCGCAGCAACTTCCCCACCCTTAAAGTGCATATCACTGCACTGTCCAAGTCTGGCACCAGCACGCAGATGTGGCTGGAAGACAAGGTTAACGCGGTCACTCCCCTTAACTGGTGGGGCGATGGGGCCAATCCTGCAAGTGGGGTTGTGACGGCTCACACGCTCGCCGCCCGTCGCAGGTTCAGTGCCTTCTTGGTGTCGTGGCACACAGACGACCGTGGAAAAATCGACGGCTGGCAGGAGCGGTTCAACGAATTGTTCTCGCTGAACGAGGCTTCGGCCGGCGCGGCAGTGACAGGCTGGACTGTGCCCTACACTTCCAGAAAGAGCTTTGCCAAGTTTCCCGGGGGGCTGGTCTTTACACCCCATATCATTGGCTTCCCAGTGTCTCGTGAGTCGGAAGCTACAGGCGGGGTGGCAATGACTGCTTCTCGCAGCCGCACCTTCGCCGCTCAGCGAAAACAGCAGTTTGACTATTTCTCGAATGGGGTAGGCCGCGCCGCGGGCATCACCAGTTATGTTGCAAACTACCAGACTGCAACGGAGATGCCTGTAGCCAGGGAGGCTCACCATACCAATGCAGCAGCGCGCGGAAATCCGCTCTTCTCTGTTCAGGTTGCGCAGGGCCTTGCTCGCGCAGCGGGCCTTACCCCCGGCTGGTATGTCGGCGCCGGCCGCGACTTGCCGAAGGTGTCTGGCGCGACTGGCGCTGGAACGCCCACCATCACCGTGTCTTTCGCTCTGCCTGCCGGTTGGACGCTGCGCACCCTGGATCCGGCAGCAACCGCCGTCGAAGAGTTCTGGGTGTCGCAAGACAACGGGGTGAATTGGGTGCGGGCGAACACGCTTGGAACGGTCACGATTGTTTCCGGGCAGGTGCGGCTCGCAAAGACTACCGGAAATTGGGCGGGCGTTGGCAACATGCTGATCCAGTATAACGCCAGCGCCCCGGTTTCGACCGGCACTCTGGCGACTGACAATACGCAGCTTGGCCAGATGCTGTTTGCCGAAATGCCGGTGGGCGAGACTGTTCGGGCGCTTTGGCCTGCAGCAACAACGGAATTGGTGGATGGTCTGCCGATTGCGCCGGACATTGACCCTGTGGCGGTGCTGGTATGATGAACCTTTACCCATCCGACACGGGGGGAGCATTTCAGCGATGAGGGATGCCGCGAAAGAAATTCTGTTCAATGAGGGCCGGCTTCGCGGGGAGCGCTCTAATTGGGATACGCAATGGCAGCAGATTGCCGAGCGGTGCGCGCCTTCGCTGGCGAATTTCACTTCCGAGCTGACGCCTGGCGCCCGCAATACCAGCAAGATGCACGATAGCACGGCCTCTTTGGCGGCCACCAATTTCGCGGCCGCCATGGTGGGGATGACGGCACCGCGCCAGCAGCTTTGGCATGGGCTGCGCTCGGGGATCGACGAGCTGGATCAACGGCCGGCGGTGAAGCGCTATTTCGAGATTTGGCAGCGGAAGCTGTTTTATCATCGCTATGCGCCGCTGGCGAATTTCGCCAACCAGTATCACGAAGTTCAACATTCGCTTGGGCTGTTTGGCCCTGGAGCGCTTTGGGTGGATGAGGATATCGGGCGGGGCATGGTCTATCGCTCGGTGCATATTGCTGAAATCGTGGGCGAGGAAGATCAGCATGGGCGGATGATGACGCTCTACCGGAAGTTCAAACTGTCTGCGACCAATGCACAAGAGCGCTGGGGCGAGGCGGCGCTGACGGCGCGGATGCGCAAGAGCATCGCGGACGGCAAGGGCCATGAGAAGTATGAGTTTGTGCATGCGCTGCGGCCGCGCCGGAAGCGGCAGCCGAATGCGCCGGGCTGGCGGAATATGCCGATCGAGAGCATTGTGGTGGGGGTGGCGGACGGGGTTATTATCACCGAGGGCGGCTATCGCTCCATGCCGCTGCTGTTCCCGCGCTATACCGCTTCGGCGCGGGAGCCTTATGGCCGTTCGCCGGCGATGCAGGCGCTGCCGGATATCAAGATGGTGAACCAGATGACGCGCGACCTGGTGAACGCCAGCCAGCTCGCCATCAAGCCGCCAATGGTGATGCACGATGACGGGGTGCTTGGGCGCTTGCAGATGACGCCGGGGGCGCTGAACCGGGGCGGCCTTAGCATGGACGGGCGCATGCTGGTGCAGCCGCTGGCGACCGGCACCAATATCCCGATTGGGCGGGAGATTTTGAACGATAGCCGGGAGCTGATCAACAAGGCTTTCCTGGTGCCGCTGTTTTCGATCCTGACGGAAACGCCCGACCGCATGACGGCAACCGAAGTGTTGGAGCGCGCCAAGGAAAAGGGCGTGCTGCTGTCTCCTGCGGCGGGGCGGATCGAGGCCGAAGTTTTGGGGCCGATGATCGAGCGGGAAATGGATATTATCGAGCTGATGGGGCAGGCTCCACAGATCCCGCCAGAGTTGCAGGAAGCGAACGGCGAATATCGGATCACCTATGACAATCCGCTGACGCGGGCGGCAAAAAGCGAGCGCAGCATCGGCTTTCTGCGGACGGTGGAGGCGCTGGGGCCGATTGCGCAAGCCAATCCCGATGTGTGGGCTGAATTTGATCTTGGAGCGGCGGCGCGCGGGCTGGCCGAAGATAATGGAGTGCCGCCGAGCTGGATGCGCGACCCGGCCGAGCGCGAAGCCGAGAAGGCGGACAAGGCGATGCAGGAGCAAGCCGGCGCGCTGCTGCAAGGGGCCGGCATGGCCGGCGATGCGGCGCTTTCGCTGGCGAAGGCGCAGCAAGTGGCGGCTGCACCTGGCGCTCCGGTGGTATGATGGATTGGGTAAGGCGGCAAGTTGCGGAAATCCGCAACCGGCGGCGGCTTGCGATGCGGCAGGCCTTTCTGGAAGTGTTCGGGACGCCTGGGGCGATGACGCCAGCACAGGAGGCGGTGGCGGCCGAGCTGCGGCGCTTCTGCTATGCGACGGTTTCGACCTTTCAGGCTGACGCGCGGGCGCACGCGCTTTGCGAGGGGCGGCGGGAGGTTTGGTTGCGCATTCAGGGCTTCCAGAATTTGAGCGAAGAACAGATTATCAGCCTGACGGAGATTGAGGATGACCGAGACGACTGACGGCGGAGTGGGTGCGGCGGGCGCTGATGGTGCTGGAGCGCCTGACCCGGTTGCGGAGCTGATGGGGACGCCGGCGGCGCCTGCTGCTGCTGCGGAAGCTGGTGCGGCGGATGCGGGGGCGAAATGGTGGGAAGGCGAGCCTTTCAAGGTGTCTGCCGAGAAGGCGGATGCGAAGGCCTTGAGTGATGCCGAATGGCTGGCGAACAAGGGCTTCAAGAGCTTCGAGGATGCGGTGAAATCGCACCGGGCGCTGGAGGGCAAGAATGGCGGGGCGGTGGTGCTGCCGAAAGACCCGGCGGACAAGGCGGGCTATGACGCGCTATACAAGGCGCTGGGGCGGCCGGACGATCCCAAGGGCTATGAAATTCCGGTGCCGGAAGGGGATGACGGAAAGCTGGCGGAAGCCTTCAAGCCGGTGGCGCACGACCTGGGGCTGACGGCGGCGCAAGCGAAGGGACTGGCCGAATGGCTGAACGGGACAGCGGCGGAAGCGGGCGAGGCAAACGCGGCGGCCGCGCGCGAAGCGCTGCAAGGCGAGTGGGGCGAGAAGATGACCGCCAACCTGGAGCTTGCGCGGCGCGGTTTTACGGAAATGGGGCTTGACAATGCGGCGGTGAACAAAATTGCGCAGGGCTATGGGCTGGCCGAGACGATGAAGCTGTTTGCCAAGCTGGCGCCAGCGCTGGGCGAGGCCGGTAGCCTGCCGGGCGGGCAAGGCGGCGGCTTTGGCAAGTCGGCAGAACAGATTGCGCAGCGCAAGCATGAGATTGTGAACACGGCGGAGCTGCGCCAAAAACTCTATGACGGCGATCCGGCGCTTCGCGCGGAGTGGGACGAAATTGCGGCATTCGAGGCCGAGCGGGCGGAGGCGGCTCTGAAAGCCGCATAGGTAAAGTCAAGCAAAAAAAAGATGAAAGGGGGGCTTGCTTTTGCCCCCCTTTTTCGTGGCACTCAACCGCCCATCAAGCCCGGACAAGGTTAGCCCAGCTTTCCCCCGGCCCTGGTGGTGGATGCCGCCCGGCGATGCGGCCGTTAAACGACAGGAAGGCCCGGCAACTCCGACAAGCCCTCCGATTGAGCCTGATTTCTCCAATGCTTGATCGAAGGGATTTTTCCAATGTCTTTCACAGTTCCCGTTACTGCCGTTTCGACCTTCACCAACAATGTGCAGCTTGCCTTGCAGCAAAAGACCAGCAAGCTTGCACCCTATGCGATGCAGCAATCCCTGACGGGTAAGCTGGTGGAAGTGCAAAACCTCGTTGGCTCTTCGCTGCCGCAACGCGCCACCACCCGCTTTGGCGCGACCAAATACAATGACACTCCGCACACGCGGCGCTGGGTTGGCAAGACGCCGGAGTATTACTTCGCTGAACCCGTTGACACGGCGGATCAACTGATGGCCGTTATCGGCCTGGAAGGCAGTTATACAACGGCAGCGGCGGCGACCATTGCCCGTTCGCGCGATATGGCCTGGCTGGAAGGTTTTTATGGCACGGCACAGACCGGCGAAACCGGCGCAACGCTGGTTGGCTTTGCCGCTGCGAATATCGTGGCGGTGGATGTGGGCGCGGCGGCCGCGACCGGCCTGAATATCGCCAAGCTGCGCGCGGCGCAAAAGGTGCTGCGCACCAACCTGGTTGATCTGGACAGTGAAGAAGCCTGGATGGTGGTGACGGCCGAACAAGTCGAGGATTTGCAATCGCAGGTTGAAGTGCAATCCAGCGACTTCAACAAGGTGGACGGGCCGGGCTTCAACCGGGACGGCAAGCTCACCAAGCTGCTCGGCTTCAACTTCATCGAAATGCAATACGGGGATGCGGCGGTGGTGGGCGATGATATCGCTGCGATCACGCTGCAATCGGCCGGCGTGCGGCGGGTGCCATTCTGGGTGAAATCCGGCATGTGCGTGAACACTTGGGATCCGATGCGCATGTTCATCGACCGGCTGCCCGGCAACCAGCAGATGACGCAGGTGTGGGCCGGCACGACCCTTGCCGCGACCCGCACCGAAGAAGGCAAGTGCGGGCAGGTGCTTTGCCAAGAGTGATGATTTGACCCCGCCGGAGTGATCCGGCGGGGTTTCCAGCTTTTGCCGTGGTGGCGAAGTGATGATTTTTCAGGAGAAAGACAATGGCAGTTCGTTATTCGAGGGAAGCAACCGGGGTGCTGGACGGAACCCGGCCGCCGCTTTCGTTCAATGGTGCGGTGCAGGGCGACCTTCGCCGGATGCGTGCCAGCATCGACCTGGCGACCGTGGGCGCGGTGACGGCCTCCGATCAGGTGGTGCTGGGCGAGCTTCCGGCCGGCGCGGCTTTCGCTTTCGGTGTGCTGACCTGTTCGGTGACGCTGGCGACTTCGGTGGTGGCAATCGGAACGGGTGCGACCCATGCCACCAACGGGCAGTTTCGGGCTGCGGCGGTTTCGACTGCGGTGGAAACGCCGGCGCTGTTCGGCATCACCACCGGGCAGATTGCGGCACCGAGCGCGGCAAAGGCGGCGGTTTATCTGACCGTGGCGACCGCGACCCTTCCGACGACCGGGATCGTGAATGTCGATATCTTCTATAGCATGATTCACTAATCGACGGCGGCGCCGGGCAACCGGCGCCGCCCTTGTAGCGGAAAGGTGCCGGCCGCGCCCGGAATTGGCGGCCAGAGGAGAGCAACATGGCGACACGCAAATACACTCTGGTGCTTGGCAAGGGCCATGAGGGCGTTGTGGAAGCGGCAGGCACCGCCATCACCGGCAACCCGGCGGTGGAAGTGAATTTCGACTTCAATCCGCAGATGACACAGGCGGAAGCCTTGAAGCTCATCGACGGTGTCAAGACCTATATCATCGAGAACAAATGGCCGCCGGCATAGAAAGGCGCTTCTCCCATGGCTTCAGCTACGGAGATCGCCAATCTTGCACTGACCAAGCTGGGCGATGAAGGCGAAATAATCGAATTGACCGAGGACACGCGCGCGGCGCGTGCGGTGAATAGCTGCTTCGCGGCGATGCGCAACGCGGTGCTGCGGGATCATCCCTGGAATTTTGCCACCAAGCGCACCCAGCTTGCCGCCTCTACCGATGTGCCGGCCTGGGGCGGCTATACCGCCTTCCCGCTGCCTTCCGACTTTCTGCGACTGCTGGAAATCGAACATGACCCGGAATGGCAGCTTGAGGGGCAGTTCATCCTGGTGCGGCAGGCTGGGCCGCTGAACCTTCGCTATACCGCGCGGATCGAGGACACCGGGCTATTTGATGCGCTGTTCGTGGAAGCGCTGGCCTGCCGGATCGCGGTGCAGGTGGCGACCCGGATTACCGGCAACGCGAGTGCGCAGGACATGGCCGAAGGACTTTACCGGGCGGCGCTGGCGGCGGCAAAGCGGGTGGACGGGCAGGACAATCCGCCGGACGAGCTGCCGGATTATAGCTGGTTTGCTTCGCGCGAATTGGACGGCTAGGCCATGGCTCCGCGCGCTGAGCTTCAAACCAGTTTCAACGGCGGCGAGCTTTCGGCGCGGATGGAGGGCAGGAGCGACCTGGCCGCCTATGGGGTGGCGGCGCGCGAGCTGACCAACATGATTTTGACCGTGCAGGGGCCGGCGGTGAAGCGCAGCGGCACGCGGCATGTGAAGCCGGTAAAGACGGCGGCGAACCGGGTGCGGCTGATCCCGTTCATTTTCAATGTGACGCAGGCCTATATGATCGAGGCCGGGCCGCTCTATTTCCGCTTTTACACCAATGATGTGCGGATCGACGCAACGCCGGGCGTGGCCTATGAAATTGTGACGCCCTATGCCGCCGGCGACCTGGCGGCGCTTGACTATGTGCAGTCTGCCGATGTGCTTTATATCGTGGCGGCCGGGCATCCACCAATGGAGCTGCGGCGGACTTCTGCCGTGACCTTCTCGCTGGTGGAACAGGCGCTCGAAAAGGGGCCTTTCAAGGATCAGAACCGCGACAAGACGCTGACGCTGCAAGCGAGCGCTTCGACCGGGGCAGGCATCACCATCACGGCATCGGCCGCGCTGTTTGTGGCGGGGCATGTGGGAAGCCTGCTGGAAATCGAGTGCAAGGATTTTCGCAGCATTCGCGCCTGGGAGCCGCAGTTGCAGGTGGCGGTGGGCGACAAGCGGCGGAGCGAGGGCAAGGTTTATGAGGCCATCACCCTGCCGGCCTCGGGCAGCACGCGGACGGGCACGATCCAGCCCATCCATACCGAAGGCCGCGAGTGGGACGGAAACAGCACGGGGCAGGATATCAACAGCAAGACCGCCGGCGGGGTGCTTTGGGAATATCTCTATTCGCGCGCCGGGATTGTGCGGATTACCGGCTTCACGAGCGGGACGGTGGTGACGGCAACGGTGATCCAGCGGCTGCCGGACGAAGTGGTGAGCGCAGCAACCGACAAGTGGGCGCTGGGCCTGTTCAGCGATGCGGAAGGCTGGCCTTCCAGCGCGACGATCCGCGATGAGCGGCTGATTTTCGGCAAAAGCTATGAAGTGGCCGGGAGCGTGGTGGGCGATTTTGCCAACCATGCAACCAAAGACGAAACGGGCACGGTGCAGCCTGATCTGGCGTTTCGCCGGCGGACGCCAAGCCCGAATGTGATCCAGTGGCTGGCGAATGACCGGGATCTGTTGATTGGCACGGCGGCGGGCGAATATGCGGCAAAGCCGGTGAACGCGGCACAGGCGCTTTCGGCCGCCAATATCCAAGTGCCGGCACAGAGCTTCTATGGCAGCGAGAAGGTGCGACCCATTCAGGCGGGGACGCGGACGCTTTATGTGAGCCGCTTCGGCAAGAAGCTGCGGGAAGCCGGGTTCGATTTCAACTCCGACCGCTATCAATCGCCGGACATGACGGTGAGGGCGAGCCATATCAGCGGGCCGGGCATTATCGAGCTTGCATGGCAAGCCGAGCCGGAAGCGCTGGCCTGGGCGCTGCGCAGCGACGGGGCGCTGGCCTGCCTGACCTACAGCGAGGAACAGGATGTGCGGGGATGGAGCCTGCACCGCCTGGCAGGGACTGGCGTGGTGGTGGAAAGCATCGCCTGCATTCCTTCGCCGGACAACAGCCATGACCAGCTTTGGCTGGCGGTCAAGCGCACCATCGGCGGCGCGACGGTCAGGCATGTGGAAGTGTTGCAGCCCTATTGGCAGGAGGGGCAGGCGCTGAACACCGCATGGTTTGCAGATGCGGCGCTGGCGCTGGACAGTGCAACGCCGGTGACGACGATAACCGGGCTGACGCACCTGGCAGGCGAGACGGTGGCGGTGCTGCTGGACGGGGCAACGCACCCCGATTGCGTGGTGAGCGCGGGCGGCACCATCACGCTCGCACGGCCTGGCTTCAAGGCGGTGGTGGGGCTGCTTTACCTGGCGCGGGTGACGACCTTGCAACTGGATGTGGCCGACCCGAACGGCAGCTCGCAATCGAAGATCAAGCGGGTGGTCAAGCTGGGGCTGCGGTTGCTGGAGACTTTGGGCATTCGCGTGGGGCGGCCGAAGGGGCGCAAGGATGTGATGCCTTTCCGCACCAGCGCGATGCAGATGGACAGCCCGGTGGACTTGTTCAGCGGGGACGAAGTGATCGGCTTTCCGGGCGGGTTCGAGCGGGATGCGCGGGTGACGATCGAGAGCTTCCAGCCTTTGCCCTTCACGCTGTTGAGCCTGGCGCCGCGCATGACTTCGAGCGGAGGGGAATGATGCTGACGGTGCGCCCGATGCTTGCGGCCGATATGCCGCTGCTGCGTTTGCAGAAAGCGCAGCAATGGTTTCTTGGGCCGGAGTTGCAGCTTGACGAGGCCTATGGGGCTTCGCTGCTGGCCGCCGGGCCTGCCTGGACGGTGCTGCGGGCCGATGGCAGCATTCTCGCCTGCTGCGGCTATGGCGAGCATAATGCGCGCTATGCGAGCTGCTGGAGCCTGCTGGCGGAAGGATTGGGCCGCGATCACCTGGCACTGACCCGGATCGTGCGGGAGCGGATTGCGGCGGCACCCTATGACGCGATTGATGCGCTGGTGCGGGCCGATCATCCGGCGGCGCTGCGCTGGGCGAGGCTGGTGGGGCTGACCTATCTGGCGCACTTGCGGCGGCGCGGGCCGGGCGGCGAGGATTATGTGGCCTATGAGCGGATTGCGCCGCTGACCTTTGCCGACTTGGCGGTGGCGGCATGAGCGCGGCGGCGGGGCCTGTCATTGCTGCTGTGGGCAGCGTGGTGAAGGGTGTTGGCGGCTTTCAGGCTGGCAAGGCAAATGCCTACGCAGCGCGCGCTGAGGCGCGCGCTGCGACGCAGGAGGGCGTGGCACAAGAGGCGGACATTCGTGCGCAGGCGCGGCGGGCTGCTGGCGAAGCGGTGGCGGCTATCGGGGCGAACGGCGGCGGGCTGGGCACTGGCAGCGCGCTCGACCTGCTGCGGGAAACGGCGCTGGAAAGCGGGCTTGACCTGCTGCGGGTGCGCCGGGGCGCTGCGAACAAGGCAATGGGGCTGGAGGCGCAGGCGAAGAATTACCGCCGTCAAGGGGCCTTCGACCTGGTGGGTGGGCTGTTGCAGGCGGGCGCCACCGCTGCCGACGCCGCCGGCGGGGGTGGTGGCTGATGCCTAGAATACCGGGATATGAGCGGCAGGTTGACCCGAGGGTGGGCGCTTCTTTCGACGCGCCGCGCGTGGGGCCGGATGCTTTCGGCGCGCAAGTGGGGGATGTGCTGCAGGCCATCGGCGGGCGCATGCAGCAGGTTGACGAGCGCAAGCGGCGGGAGGCGGAAGCGGCGGCCGACGATGCGGCGGCGGTGGATGCGGCGCGGTTGTTCGAGGAGACGAACGCGGCGGCCGAGAAGGCGCGGGCGACGCTCAGGGAGCAGGCAAGCGGCGACGGCGCCGGCCATGCGGAGACGGTGCTTTCCGACTTTGACCGGCGGCGGGATGCGGCGCTGGAGGGGATTACCAACCCGAAGGCGCGGAAGTGGGCCGAGCTGCAATTCATTCGGCTGCGCGGCAACCTGGATGTGCAGGAAAGCGGCTATGCGGCCGGGCTGCGCGCCACCAAGATCGTCACCGATTATTCGACTGCCCGCGACCTGGCGGCAAACGCGCTTTACACGCGACCCGACCCGGAAAGGCTGGTGGAGACGCTGACGGCGCACCGGGCGCTGGTGGCGGGGCTTTCGGTTTCGGAAGAAATCAAGGGCAAGCTGAAC